GCCTGCTCGCAATAACTAACGACATCAGGCTTGCGCCAAAAATAACTCCAATCAGACTGAGTGTATACTGGTAATATATCAGAGCTGATACGAACCATCCTAAGGTTGCCATTTAATGTTCCAATTCGTTCTATTAACTTACGTGTTGATTCTATGTTACCTACCATTAGGTCCCATAGTTTTTCTTCGGCAACTTCCTTAGTCTGTCGGTTAAGCCATGCTACTGTTGTACTGCCAGTGTTATATTGTTTAGCATCATCAAGCGGTTTGATACCATTAACCTGATCTGGGCTATCGATCCACTTACAAGCAAAGCCTATGCGTTTTGTAGTATTCATAAAGCTATTATACTACCAAAAGACTAGGTTGTCAAGAGTTTTCTATGCGCCCAAAAGCTGCCCAACGTGCGCCACCTAGGCAGACCCATCCAATGACGCCGCCAGCTGCAGGAGTATCATTCCAAACAATGTGACCTGTGCGAGCTTCGTAGTTAGGCAAGCTACCACTGGTCATTGCTATAGGACCGATGCTGATATTTTCAACTTCTACACTGCCGTCTGGCAATAAAGAAATGTTTTGCTTGTTATTTGATCCTAAGATCATTGTTTGGTTTCTAGCAGTGCCAAAATATCCAGTGTCTTGGCTGTGCTTGCTGGCTACAATTTCAACTTCTTGATCCCAGATGCTAACAGGATGACTAGGGTCCATGGTGTTAATGCCTATACGACCTTGTGTAACATATAGGGTATCAACAAATAAGTTTTCACCAGATGTTTGTAGGTCATTTAATACACCCACACGTTGAATGTTAGTGTCAATGATATGATAACCTAGTCTATTACCGCTGACAACTTCCTTGCCAGCCTGTGTAATCTTATCTAGGTCTAATCCGTCTGTTTGAATTTTATTAAAGATTGTACCTGTAAAGCTATCAAACAGTTCTGTATTAAGTTCTTCACGCACTGCCTGACTAGTATCACTTACTAGCTTTTTAAAGCCCTGTGTAGTACTGTCAAATTCACCTTGTATAGATATTTGACCTTTGACTGTAAGGTTGCCTGTGACATTGGCTTCTGGAGTATGTAGGCCACTTTCGAATGCTACCGCATTATCCATAATGGTCATTTGTATACGGGTAGATAAATCATCTATACCTGTACTGCCAAACTTAGATATAATACCACCTTGAATATTATCGCCTGTTAGTTTAATACCGGTGAAGTTAATGCTAGAATGAGGAATACTACCTTCTGGAAATGTAGTACCTTTGAGATTGTCACTAATGGCAGTTTGCACTACACTTTCAACTGACTCGCGTATATTAATTGCGGTTAGTTTTTGACTAACCCATGCACTGATTTGATTGTTTGTACTTGCGGCTAAGTTTTTACTTACTTGGTCTGTGATCTGCTTGAATGCGATTTTTAATTCTTGTTCGCCTGTGCCAGCGAAATCAAACTTATCTAGTCTGGCCTGTACCTGCTGGGTTACGAGATTGTTAATTATACTTGTTAATTCTGTTCCAGCTAAAGTTTTAACAACTTCTGCGGTCACCTGTTGACGTAGTTCAACATCTATAGTTCCTCGCAGTTCCGAAACCATGCCGGCTATAATAGGTTGCAGTTGTTGATTGATATCCATATTCTCTTTGAAAAACTAAAATTAAAAACTAATCGAAATCACATGCTCATAATTCTTTTTTATGAGACTTTTATACATTAAATTTTTATGTACGTAAAAACTCTTAGCACCTGCATCGATGCTAAATTTAGCCATCTGTTTGAAGAACATGCTACGGCGAGCAAATGCTCCGTATGTTTCAACTTGATTACCATGCAGCTCATATACCATAGTGTTCCATGCATTCTTATCATTGTAATCATAATTATGATATTCTAAGAATACTTTAGTATCACTGTGTGCATGTACTGCCAACGGTTGACTAAATTCTCTATCACGGAAGTCTTGATTTTTATAGTCACGTAATGTTGTAACTATTAGGTCTTTGGCTAAATTGGCAGTTACTTTAATCTTGTCTAGTTGTTCTTGTTCAGAGTTGGCGAATGTGTAATATTCATCGCTAGCAACTACCCAATTAAACTGCTTAGTGTATTGACCTAAATCATCATCTGCAATGTACGTATATTTAATACCTTTAGTGTCTAGGTAGTTTTTTATTGTAGGAGTAATAGCAGTGACGCTGATGTTCTTACAGGTGCTACCCAGCATCAAGGGACTAAATCCATAGAACAATATGCTGGCTGGAATTTTGCCGTAATGATCTGCTATAGACTTAACAATCTCTTGCTTACGGTCTATAACTTCTTGATTTTTTGGATTAAAATCTAAGGCTTTTACTGACGATTCGGTATATTTTGCAAAACTTTCTGGCATAATTCTTCCATGTTTCGTATATTTAGTTATTCTCTAACTAAATCAAGGGTCACACAGTGGAAGCCGCCTCCTAGAGTCCTGCTATGGCGTAGTTCTAACGGTATTACTGTAAATTTGGCTCTTTCTAAATCTTCAATTAGCTGGTGTTGCTGACGATCTACAACAACTGTATTGGGATCAATACTCAGCATGTTCATGCCAATCCATTTGCTAGCATAAGGATATTCGTAGAAGGATTGTGCTTCTACATCAGTGACCCATAGTTTAGTCCAACCATCAAATGCACTAGGACAATTTTGTGGATTAACACGGCTAGCATTCAATACCACAAAGCCATCACGTAAGGGGCAGATGGTACTGTCAATGTGTACACCACTATAGAAGTTTACTAGTTCGATATTAATCTCAGGTAGTTGTTCACACAACCAATCATAGGCTTTACGGTTACCACTTGGACTTTCTAAGTACAACCACTGATCATTCATGCGGCAAACGTTTGCCGCATCCATAATCATACCAGCGTGGCGCGGCATGTGTAGGACTTCGCTGGCATTTTGATAGACGTAATCCAGTGCATATATTTCTTGGTCGCGACAGGGATACATCATATTAGGGTCAACAATTTTATCGCCAGCAATGATTAGTCGATCGCGTGGGCAATAGTTGTACATACCTCCCAACTCTTGGAAATTTATTTCCTTAGGACGTGATACTTCTATTCCTAATTTGGTCAACACTAACGCTAGGTCTTCTAAATCTTCGTTAGCTTCGTCAATTATGTGCTGTGCTACAGCACCTGATGGTACCGGTGTTTCCTTCCATAAGGTCTTTTCACTCTCTAAAGCAAACACTGGATCGTTACTAGGCCAATTGGCATGGGTAGCACTACCCACAACTACTGATTTTAATTTGCCCCATTCATTACTACTGCTTATCTTCATACGTGTCCTGTTATTTGTAAAGTGTATCTAGGAGTTAATCCCATATTAGCTGCAAGGTGCGGAGTGTCATAGCACCAGGTGACAACATCGCCTGCTAACCAATTGACAATTGGTGTATTATCTAATTCTAAATAATGGCCACTGGTCCATGATTCTAAGAATACTACCGCACGATGTATAGTATGTTCTTGCCTATTAAGGTCAAACAGTTCAATATATCTTTTGTAAGTATCTCGATGAACAGGTAATATGGTCCCACTACTCATTCGATAATAACTCGTACAGACATCTTTCCAACCAAGACGATTGAAATAGTTAACAAACATAGAATTCCAAACTGGTTGGGCTTTCCGCATATCGCACATAGCACCAGTGAACTTACCAGGATATCCTTGTTCCATCCACTGTGCAGTGTCATTGGGATTGTTAAAAGATTCTACAGTGTACTCTAAATTTTTAAAACTATCATCCCAAAAAGGCTCTATATTAAACTTGTCCACGAGTATTCCCGTAGTGAAGTACTGTGATATTCTTATTTTCAGTTGCAAATGTACGCCACGGATCTACAATAACACTGCCACCGCTAGGTATAAAATATAATCCCTGCAGATCAGCTAAGCCAGTATAACCGTATGTCACTTGTTTGTTATGTGCTAATAAAATAACAGCTGGCATAGGATCATGTAAATGATCATCAGTTAACGGATCTACGTAAAAGAAGTCAGCATCTTCAGCGGCTAAGTAACTGCCAATTAGTAAGCTATAACTACCATCTAACATATCGATGTCTGGTTTGTAGGCTTTTCCGTGAATAATGATAGGTAAATTGTGTTCTTTTTGTTGTTTTATTAGGAATTTAGCCAGATTTTCTGCTTGCTTTTCTCTAGCATGCATGATAGTGTCGAATATATCATAACCTAGATCTAAATGCTCTGCTAGGTAACGTAGAGCAATATTATCACGTGGGTGACATGGACCCGCATCTCCCATACCTGCCTTCATATATTTGCCACTGACAATACGTATGGTTGAATTGATCAATGCATCTGTAACTATGTCTACGTTCATGTTACCATTCTTCATAGCAACATCTTGTATCATGTTTACTAGGCCAACTTTAGCTGAAATAAATGTGTTATAGAAAATTTTGATTGCTTCTGCCTCATCCCAAGTTCCAATGGCATAGTTGGGATTGTTTTCCATAAGGGGTGCGTAGAAGTCTTTGAGTAATTGTGCATCACCAGTTAGACTACCATCTTCGGTACCGATAATAACCATCTCAGGGTTTACCATATCCCATGATACACTACCCATGGCAATTAAATAAGGGTTGTAGATAAAACGTGCATTAGTAATATTTTTACGTAGTTCGCGGCGTGTGGTGCCAGGCAATACTGTACTAATCAAAACTACTAATTGGTCTTTATTTACATATTGATTAATTTCTCTAAGTACATTTTTAACTATTGTATAATCAAAATCTTTATTAGCTAAATGGGTAATAGGTTGACTACCGTCATAAATTGGATCATGTGGTGTTTGTACTGCTACAAAGATAACATCTTTATCCTTGCATGCACCTTCCATTGTTTTTGAAATTTTTATCTTATCAGAGATGCGTGGGTAAATATCATAGCCAGTAACATCATAGTGTTGTGCCATTACTTCAGCACATGGTAGGCCAAGTTTACCGATTCCGACGAATCCTACATTTTTTAATTGAATTGACATAATGCTCCAAATTGATCACGTTTACGAATTTTTGTATCAAAAACTTTTTAAAGATTTTGATTTTTACCACCTGTTTAACGGAGTATCTGGTGGTGAAAATATATCTGCCTCCGATATATCAGTATTTACGCCTAGTCCCTGTACTACTAAAAAAATCTTTTTTTATGATCAAGAACCACTCATTGGCGAATTGTCCGAGCCATATTTAAATGTATTTACATGGACAAACAACTATGCTGTTGACGAAATAGTTCTTAAAAATAAAAATAATAATTTACCATATGGTATTAACCCTGTCAACGAAGACACAATGTCTATTCTTTTAGCAGATTATAATCGTATATATAAGCAAGGAATCTTAGTAACCAGTGAATTTTCCAACGATGTAGATAATTGTTTAAATGTTAATAATCTAAAATCTCTTTATTACTTCTTTCACGGGTTTGCGGCTTTAGATTGGTATCGTGGGTTTTATGCTTTAAATTATAGCAAGCAGATAATTAAAGAATACAAATATGATTATATAACTTTTAATCGATTAGTCAGTAATGATCGTAGTTATCGTTGTTATTTTATTAGTAAATTAGCTGAAGAATTGTTGCTAGAGCATGGGCAAGTGAGCTTTGGGCTAGCTACAGAACAAGCCTCTTGGCAAGAAGAGATTGCCGATGTTAATACAAAGTTATCAACTAAAGCCGTTAATCATATTAAGTTACATCTACCAAGTACATCACTAGTTATTGACAACGAACGTGTGTTAGGATCAGCAAGCGCAGATATTCCACGATGCGCCAATGATAGCTTCTGGCACGTAGTTACTGAAACTGTATTCTACTATGATAAGTTACATTTAACTGAAAAAACATTTAAGCCGATTGTAATGAAACAACCATTCATGTTACTTGGTGCAGTTGGTAATTTAGCTTACTTGAAGTCGTATGGGTTTAAAACGTTCGAAGGTATTATAGATGAAAGCTATGATACAATTGTAGATAATGATCAACGTATAGAAGCGGTAGTTCGGCAGATTGCGTGGTACTGTGCGTTAACAGCAGAAGAGAAACAACAGGTTATAGAGGCTATAGCGCCAATCGTAGAGTACAATTTCCATCATTTCTACGGCGAGTTTAAGCATATTATTACTCGCGAACTACTGGATAATTGTAAGGTGCTATTCAAGGAAATAGGCTACGACGATAACGCCATAGCCTATGATGATATACATCATGTACTAACCAATTAAAAACCCAAAATCCAATAAATACTTTTATAATAAAAAGAAGTATTTCAAGGAGCAAGACATGGGTGATATATTCAAACTCATAGGGGATTTAGGTTTCCCTATCGCGGTTGCCTTAGCTGGCGGCTATTTCGTTTATCTAACAATTAAACTACTATTACAAGGTGTGCTAGGCAGTATCAAAGGTATGGCCGGTATCATCACAGCATTAGATAATCGTGTTAAAACTATGAATCATGATGTTATACGTATCGATACCATTGTGAGTAACGCACTTGGACTTAAACCTGATGTAGAGCGTATTGCTCGCGCTGACGGTAAGAATGATGCTAGGAGAGATTAATGTTTGAAACTACTAAATTGGAACAATGGTACGATAATTTACCAGTACATACAAAAGAATACTTAAAAAAACAAGCAGTATGGCATGACCTAGACATGTTCAAGGCTTTTGCCGTTGGTATAGTTTTTGGAATAATTATAGGAGTAGTATTATGTCTGCAATAAACATGCGCCCGTTTCCAGAACAGGCTTGGTTGTTTGCTAAAATTAGCGAGATTGCTTATTTAGATCCTAGAGACGGAGTTAACGCTTTTGCTGAATTAGGGTTTGATGCTACATTTATTGATCGCAACGGTAGCCAGGCATATTGGCTTAAGAATGATGATGACTTAGTCATTGCCTGCCGCGGTACTGAACCAACAGAGTTTGCTGATATTGCCGCAGACCTAGCTGCCATACCAGTTAAGAGTTCAACGGGGGTTGGTAAAAACCATCTAGGGTTTAAGACTAGCGTAGATCATATATGGAACGATCTAGAAGAGTTAGCTAACGACTACGGCAAAACTCGAACCATATGGTGCACTGGACATAGTCTAGGTGCTGCCATGGCTACGCTAATTGCTTATAGACTACAACGCACAGAAGATTGCCCTAGTCCACAAGCATTATTTACATATGGTAGTCCACGTGTAGGTAATAAAAAATATATTAACGGTATCGAAAGTACAGGCGTATTACACTTCCGTTTTGTGAATAACGCTGATATTGTAGCACGTGTTCCTTTGTGGCCGTTTAGACACTTTGGCGGCATGTACTATATGAATCACTACGGTCACTTACGTGCCCTAACATTCTGGCAAGTGACTAAAGATGTGTGGCGCGGATTCTTAGTAGGATTAAAACGTAAAAACATCAACTTCTTTGTTAACCACAGTATCACCCGATATGCGGCTAACCTAAGACGTTGGGCAGACGGAGATAACGGATAATGGCATTACATGATACAGTAATCAAGATGGTAACACGTCAAAAGAAAGACGGTGTTGAAGAAGATGTTTCAGCAACTGAAAAGTTAATTAAATCAAAAGCTGGTTTAGTTATCAACATCTTTGCGGCACTACTAGCATTTAACATGTGGCTACAAGGTAGCTTGAACAGCAAGGTAATGAACAACACTATTCAGGCCAATGATATCTGGGCATTCTATCAAGCTAAAAGTATCAAGCAAACACAATATGAATTAGCCGCACAACAAATCGCAGATCCTGCAAAGGCTAAGAAGTTTACTAACAAAGCCGCTAGTTATGAACTAGGCGAAGAAGGTAAACCGGCATTGTTCAAACAGGCTAAAGCATTAGAAGCAGATCGTGATCATTACAAACAACAACTACCATGGGTAGGTTATGCGTCAACTGCATATCAACTAAGCATTGTGTTATTATCGGCAAGTATCTTAAGTGTTAGCATGGCCCTGTTCTGGGGTAGCTTTTTTATGGCAGGTGCAGGTGTATTTTTAATGCTTCAAGGGATTTTATTATGGATGTAGTAGATTTAGTAAACAAATATGGCTTTCCCATTGTTATGGCAGTGGGTATGGGATTTATTATAAAATACGTATGGGAATGGGCTACAAAAGAAGTAAAACCAGTCATAAGTGACGCAAATACTGTGCTTATTGCCTTGATAGATCGCATACGTATGTTAGACAACGATCTTATACGTTTGAATCAAAAAGTAAACACTGTATTACACCTACGTGGTAAGACCATTGAATATGAACGTGTCGAAGCTGAGAAAGAAATTAACGATCTAAGCAAACACAAGAAGGCTAAATCAGAAGATGACCAGGCCGCTAGTAGTGGTAGTGACTAATCAATATTAACATCGCTGTGGCTTACTGTTACAGCGATTTTTTGTGCTTCTGGAAATCTAGTATGTGTATTCTTACTGCCTAGTAATACAATCACCCGTTGACCTAGTTCAGTATCAATCAGCATAACCACACATCCACCACTTTCATTTATATAACCAGTTTTACTTACTCGTACATCATTGGTGTTTCTAACCAAGGGATTGGTGTTGCCGAATTGCCACCAGCGGCGTTTAACTTTTATACTTACTTGAGGCTTACCACTTGCTTCGGTAATCTCTGTATATTCGTTTGCGGCTAAAACTAATTTACTTAAATCACGAGCATTACTAACATTGTTAGGATCTAATCCTGTTGGGTCAGCAAACGTTGTGCTCGACATACCCAGTACAAACGCAATATGATTCATTTCAGCTATACAACGAGCTAGCCCACCCGGATAGTTTGCGCCTAAGGTGTAGGCCGCAAAGTTATCACTTTTGACAATAGCAAGATCAATCAATTCACCGCGAGTTAACTGTTTGACACTACGAGGTAGTCGAGTGTGATACTTACTAACCAATCTACGATCTAAAGTAATCATCTCATCTAAGTTTTGGTTAGCATCTAGCACTACCATTACAGTCATTAGTTTAGTAATACTAGCAATGGGCTGCACACGGTCAGCATTCTTTTCTAATATAACTTCGCCAGTGGTATCTGCTACTAAGAAACTTTTGGCTGTAATTGTTTTAGCATTTACAGTCAACGCGAATACTAACAGTAAACTTGAAATTAAATATTTCATTGTTATCCTTGGGTTAAGGTTTAACTACAATTGGCTGTAATGTCATTTCAATTGTGCCGTTGCTCGAATAACGTTTCTTTTCCGGACTAAAACTTCGTTGCATAAATGTCATTCTGCCAGCTTCCACCCACCAAGTATTAACCAAAGGTATAACACGTATAGTGGGTGCTGGACCTGCTCCTTCTGACTTCGACATCAGTTGAGTAGGCACTTCAGAAGTGTCCGGGCTATTCCAACATCCTTCGTGATTAACCAATTCAGAGCTTTCTGTTGCATAAGCACGATACGGATATTCTTCTGCTATCTTTTCAACTGTACATGGTCGTGTGGTTAACACAACAAAACCACCAGCATCATTGGGCATGTACATTTCTTTAGGCAAATCAGCAGCCGGCGCAGTTTGAATCAAAGATGCTGTTAACAACATTAGTATTTTACGCATTCTGTATTCTCCCTATAGGCGTCGGAAAAATAACAGGGCGCCGTTATCAGTATTTAACCTTTAAGGTGTAAATATTTTGTAACAGTTATTTGCTAGTTGCGTGGTATGTACCGTCCCAGTTTGCAGGAACTCCTTGTTCCATACGTTCGATCATCAGTTCATAATAATGTTTAATATCAACTTCATCATTGTTAACCATTTTCTTAGCCCACATAATTGCTTCTTTCCAATTGCCACGAGTATATTCTTTACGGTATTCTTCGTGCATATATGCTACTGTATTACCAACGGTGTAGATGTCTAGGCCAATTGTTTTACCCTTGACAGCAATGTTGTCTAACCATACTACAGGGAACGCATCTTTACAGTATTCAGCAGTCTTAGGACCAATGATTAGTAGCACACCATATGATTTAGTCTGACCTTCTAAACGTGCTGCTGTACTTACACTGTCACCCAAGACGTCATAACCAAACTTGCTCTTAGCACCAATGTTACCAATTAAGGTTTCACCTGTGTTAACACCTGCACCCATACCAACTGGCGGACGACCACTGGCTACAAGTTCTACGTTAAAGTCTTCAATAGCATCAATCATTTCAAGTGCTGTTCGTACCGCAGTCTTAGCGTGATTAACATCATCTAATGGAGCACCGTGTACATGTAGTGACGCATCACCAATAAACTTGATCAGCGTACCATCGTTCTTAAGCACAGGAATACTTAGTGCTGTCATGTAATCGTTCATGATTTGTGTAAGACCTTCTACATCATCACCAAACGATTCACCCAATGTTGTAAAGCCACGTAGGTCAGTCATAACAATTGAAAGTTCTTTACGTTCGCCACCTAGTTTGATCAGCTCTGGGTTTTTCTGTAATCGTTCAACAATAGTAGGGTTAACATAACTTCCAAACTGTTTCTTGATCTGTTGTTTCTGTAAGAACTCGCTGATAAACTTAACACCATAAGCATGTAGCATAACCAATACACCGCCCGCTGTGGGCACAATAGCATCAAACAAGAAACTGTAGTTAGCAAACGCATACATAGTTAAGGGAGTAATACCGGCTAGCAACACAACGCCTACTCCAAGTCCGACATATACCCAACGGCTTAAGATTAAGATGATTAAGCTGATCGTAATAAGAGCTAGTAGCTCAGCGCCAGGTGCCCAATCAGGACGTTCAATATTTACATTATTAGCTAGTGTGCCAATCACAGCGGCCTGCATGTCTTGTGGCCATACACTGCCAATTGAAGTTGGCACTGGATTAGCTAACCCTGCGGCACTTAGACCTACAATAACCACAGCACCACCAAAGTCTTTAGGCAAGTTTACTGCTGATACCTGTGTTGATTTTTGACTCCAGTCTACCCAGATACGCCCTTGACTATCTGTACTAATGGGACGAAAACTTGGTATGCGCATTTTCTCAACACCATTCTCATTTAGCTTTACTTGAAATGTTGAGTCTTGTGATACCACACGTAGAACTTCTAATGGGATACTCGGATATACTTCTTGGTTGTAACCAACGAATAAAGGCAAGCGACGGTTAACACCATCTACTTCTGGGAATGTGTTAGCAATACCAACACCAGCGGCATTGTTTTCTAACTCTTTAATATTAGCAATAATACCTGGATATTGAATAATTGTGTTGCTGTACTCTGCACCAATAACAGCACTGCCTGGCTTACGTGGAATGTTTTTTGTTGTTTGACTTGGCATGTTAGTAAGAATAACTGGATGATCTTCTAGCTCTAGCATTAGTGCTGGGTCGCCACCTTGGCGGTCTGCCTCTGGCATCATAATAGTCCAAACTACTAATCCGGCGTTACGTGAATATAAATCGCCGATTAGGTCAGCGTATTTGTCACGCTTAAATGGCCACTGGCCATACTTGTCTAGTGTTGCTTCATCTATATTTACAGTATAGATATTATTTTGAGTAGGAGCCTTATTGGAAATGAGTGTATCAAAGTATCTGAGCCTAACTGACTCCACAAAGATTGGACCTGATGTAATTACTGTGACAATAATGGCTAAGGTAATAAGTGCAGTCCACGGACTGACTAACAGTTTTTTAAATTTATTCATAGTTTAGTATTTATAGGACGTTGTTTCCTTTTACCTGTAGGTTTAATACAAAGTTTTCAATTAACAACTTAGTGATGGTGGCTAAGAGTATAGCTTCACCGTTTTCCGATTGGCTGTAATGTTCATAAAGCTCGTATGATTGGCTACCAATGATTTGGTATATGCGATCTTTATCTAAGGGCAAATCATCCCAATCAATTTCATCGCTAATTTCTACTTCTTTAGCAAGTTCAATAATTTCTTCTTGAGTAAATTTCATAGTCATCCTTTTATGGTCCGGCGTGAGGGAATCGAACCCCCAACTAGGGAGTAGAAATCCCCTGTTATATCCATTTAACTAACACCGGGTTGGTGGGCCTTAGGGATTACGATACCCTGACCTAACGATTATGAGTCGTCCGCTCTTCCTCTGAGCTAAAGGCCCTACTTAAATATGGCGGAGAGTATAGGATTCGAACCTATGCTCCCTTTACAGGGAGGACGGCTTAGCAAGCCGCTGCCTTCGACCACTCGGCCAACTCTCCAAAACTTTATTAATTTCTTACTATAAAACTATTATAACACCGTTTATCAATAATGTCAAGTATTTGGCGGAAGTTAATCGCATCGAACGATTTACCATTCCTGGTAACTACAGTTTTCAAGACTGTGTGAGGAGCCAACCTCAGTAACTTCCATGTTAGTGTTAGGTATTTTTGTGTCAGGAACCTAACAAACCCCGTGAGCGCAGCCCATCCTCTTTTCGCGTCAGCGGAACCAGAATTGTCTCTTAACGAGATTGAGGTCTGGTGTTGTGTAAGTTGGGCGGTTTGCTGTACTCTCCTAACCTCGAATATATACAGTTACAGCTTTCTCCCAATTTGACTAGTAACCGCAGTCGTCGTCAACTGTTTGGCAGTTGAGATTCTCTTTCTAGTCTAGTAGCTTGTCGGTCCTACGACCTAAGGTTTTCTGCTAACAAAGTCCTTACGGCTATCGTTTCGCTCGGGCTGCTACTTACCTCAAACCCTACCGGTATTAGAGAATTCTTTGGTGCTACCTCTTGGACTTGAACCAAGTACACCCGGCTCTTCAGACCGGTGCTCTACCAGATGAGCTAAGGTAGCATTCTAAACTAAATCCAAGTAGTGCATTAACTTATGCTTTACCATTAGGTTCGGCACACGAAATTTTTCAGTGTCCCTAAACCCAATCATATGGCCAACTTCGGCTACTGCCCCGCTACGTGCTACACCCATATGACAGTGTACCACTACGTTCATATGTTCTTTCCATGCTTCTTTTAATGCTTCAGCAATCCCCTTAGCATCGGCGTTGGTAATTGCCGCTGCATAATAAAACTTTTCGCTGTCGCTTTCTTCTACATCTAAAAAGTAAAACTGACGCACTGTGCGGAAGTCATATTTGGGTGTTGGGAATTCTGTACCGGGATCTACGATCTGGATTAACATACTGTTGAAACCCGGGTCGTAATGATATCCTTTACGTACATCATCAAGACTGATATTTTCAATCCACGGTTTCATCATCGTATTCATCCTTATAATATTCTGGGTATTTGGCACGCACCCTAAGATGATTGCCCATTGCGGCTCCACAGCTAAACTGATCACCCTCTTTAAACTTACGTCCGTTAAGTCTAAACGGCTTTAGTACTCTATCACCATTCCACCAACCTCGTTCAATCCTAATGTATCCAAGCTCGCCTAACTGCTCACGCAACTTAGCGAACTCTGGGTGGTCTTCTGAACTCGTAGTACCACATTTACCCTTACCTTGTAAGATTAATATTAATTCTTCAACTGTTGGCTCACGACCGTTTTTAGTGTAAGTGTTCCATTCTTCATGTATAGTTACACTGGTTAGGTATTCCGGGTCTATGGTAAAGTCCATCATTCTTGTCCTCGCTTTCTTAATTCATCTATTAGGCCACCATAGGCTAATGTATATTGTTGTTCTAATCTCTCCAACATATTAACACAACTTATAATATGCGCTGTATCCATATCTTTGATTAAGAGAACTTTGCGTGTTTTAGTTAACCACGTCATCCGATGCGTCCTACGATACTCTTTAAAGTCCGCATTGTTAGGCGTACTAAGTATATCCCAAGCTAATTGTTCTTCTTCAGTCATTATGTGCTTAAAGTTTCCCACACTAATTCCTTTTCAACCATCTCACGTAGTTCTGGATCATCCACATAGTTTAGAAAGTGTCCTTCTTCGTGATCTACATCAAGCGAAACTGGTTCACCTTTTGAGTATCGTGAACATTCTTTAGCAAAGTTATGTGCTTCTGCCTCACCGTACCAGTTATCAACGGGAAACTTTGGGTTTAAGTTTAAGTAACAGTCAGCATTAGTGCCCTCAACTGTATAGTTTGAATATCCATAATCTTCTAACACACAAAATTTGCATTCAACGCACTTCATGATATATCTCTTTTCTAATTATTAGTATTATACATTCTTTTTACCAAAATGTCAATGGGGTAACCAATGGGTAACGATCCCATTCTACGACTTTCACAGAGTCGGGTGCTAAACCTTTACACTATGGTCACCATTGGAGCGGATAACGAGATTCGAACTCGTGACTCATGCTTGGCAAGCACGTGCGTTTCCTACTACGCTATATCCGCATTGATTGGCCGGCCCGGAGAGATTCGAACTCCCAACCTCAAGTTTCGAAGACTTGCTTTCTATCCAGTTGAATTACGGGCCGATATTGGTGGTAATGGTTAGAGTCGAACTAACACTGAACACCGTATGAAGGTGGTGCACTTCCATTATGCTACATTACCGTTAGTGTTAACTCTCGCTAACATTTGACTGACAAAATGTTATAAATGTTAGCGATAAGTAACATTTGGAGCACAAGGTCGGATTTGAACCGACGAACAAGGGATTTGCAGTCCCCGCCATTAGGCCACTCTGGTACTTGTGCTTTGATTGTTTGGCTCCGGTGCACGGATTCGAACCGCGTCTTGTGGTTTTGGAGACCATCGTGCTAGCCGTTAACACTACACCGGAATAGTTGGGAGTTATCCTCCCGGAAGACCGTAGACTATAGCGTCCTATAGCGTCACGTGTAAATCCACGTTTGATGTTGCGCATTGTTAAGAGGCGTTCTCGGTTGTGTTTGAATTTGTTAGCCACCAAGTTACACTTAATTCACTTGCTGACATATCCTAAGATACATTGCTACAGACATCGGGTACACTACAGTTGGATTAAGTATAAACTGTAGTCACATATCGGTTACTGTACACACACTAACAAAACTGGCAGGGGTATCAAGACTCGAACTTGAAACGACACAGTCAAAGTGTGTTGTGTTGCCAATTACACCATACCCCAATAAAACTATGCTGCTATAACTTCTTTTAAACGATCTGCGGCATAACTTGCAGCCCATGCGTTTGGTTTAACCATTGGAATAACGTTACAAGTACCACGGATATAACCAATAGCTTGTTGTACTACACATGAGCTACCGTACATTTCGTTTGGGTTAATGTCTAAGTGTACCGCAACTTCACGATCTTCTAGGACTTCGTGTAGTTTTAAGTATAGTTCACTAATTTTGTACACTTCGTTCATCAAACGCATACTCGGGCGGCTACGTTTTTGATCATAGTCTACTTCTGTTGAGCTTTCACCAAAGATCTTACAACCATGGTTCCCATCAATGTGTACTACAATGGCTAATGTGTATTCAGCATGCCATTGGCCGTTTTGACGAAATCTGCGGCTATCACCACCAATGTAGATCTTTGTTTCTAGACTTTGTGCTTGAATAAAATCACGCACTTGATTGATGTCTAGTTTTTTCATAGTATTCACCTTTGATTGAAAAGAACAACTTAACTGGTGCTTCTTCTTGGTTTCGATCCAAGTACCTATGCGTTATCAACACATTGCTCTCCCGATTGAGCTAAAGAAGCATTTAAAATGGCTCCGGTCGTTGGAATCGAACCAACCTTCATGGATTAACAGTCCACCGCCTACACCGTGTTTGCTTGACCGGAATAAAACTGGTACGCAGTGTTGGGATTGAACCAACCACCCCTTGCTTGTAAGGCAAGTGCTCTACCAAATGAGCTAACCGCGTGTAATATGGTGGAGGTGACAAGGATCGAACTTGCGACATTCTGCTTGCAAAGCAGACGCTCTCCCAACTGAGCTACACCCCCGTATAGGTGTTTGGCTACCAGCACTACCTGGCCCCAAACTGAGTAGTTACCCTGTCCGACTGTTTCCATCTGGTACGAAACAATAAAACCCCTACGTATTTCTCAAGTCGCTCATATAGTGAGCCTTGCAGTAGAACGTATGCACTGTGCCGTTATGGTGTTGGCAATCTACCCACTTTCATAAAGACAAAGTGTAACCCTAGTGTTTGGAGCGGGATAAGGGGATCGAACCCTCGCTAAAAGTTTGGAAAACTCTTGTGCTGCCATTACACCAATCCCGCATTTGGTGCCCCCGGAGAGACTCGAACTCTCACGCCTTACGGCGCTGGAACCTAAATCCAGTGCGTCTACCAATTCCGCCACAGAGGCATGTTTGGTACTCCCAACGAGATTCGAACTCGTGTTACCTGCGTGAAAGGCGGGTGTCCTAGGCCTCTAGACGATGGGAGCCTAAACTGGTGCCGGTTAACGGAATCGAACTGTTGACCTTCGCATTACAAGTGCGCTGCTCTACCTGCTGAGCTAAACCGGCTTAAAACTTTGGTTGCGGAGGACAGATTCGAACTGCCGATCTTCGGGTTATGAGCCCGACGGGTTTCCACTTCCCCACCCCGCGATTGATCTTTCTAACTAATACAACTAGTATATATTCATTCTTACTAGTCGTCAACATATTTTTGGCGGTCTGTACGGGATTCGAACCCGTGATCTCCTACGTGACAGGCAGGCGAAGTAGGCCAACTATTCTAACAGACCAAAAATTGTTATAGTATGTAATGTTGAGTACCTTCCTGGCCCACGCTCAAGTTCTACCAGGAGCTTTAAGGTCGCATCGCTGAAAAGGTAATTATTCTTTTCATATGCCATTACATACCATACAGAAACACACTCAACGGACTCGAACCGCATTGCCGGACTTAACTTACCTAAGTGTACCCTCGCGGGCGAATGTATTTTTGTATGGTGGGAGTGAAGGGATTCGAACCCTTACTTAGCGGATTAAAAGTCCGTTGTGCTTAACCGTTGACACCACACTCCCGTGTCTTACCACATTTGTCACTATCCATGATTGGATCTCCTTGGTTTAAAATGGTGGAGTGTCCTGGGATCGAACCAGGCGTGCCATGGGCGGCGGATTTACAGTCCACTGCATCACCGTTGATGCTTCCACTCCTTATTTTAATCTACTGTAAACAGGAAAGCCAAAGCCCCCTTGTTCAACATCATGTTCGTTCATGATTAATCCTCCTTTAGCATTTTATCCGCCTGCAATTAAGTATAAATCAGCGGTTATAACCTTAGCTCAGGCAAGCACTGCCTGTCGGGATAGTTATGTTTCCCTACTGCGCTCTAGATTGGGGGCTTCCTTGGATACTACGCCAGTACGCTATCCTCGTTCTCGTAGGGCTTATCTCCCCTCCTGCCACACCTCAGTCCACAGGACTATACTTGCCTGTGTTCAAGTTAAATTGGTCTCAGTGGTTGGATTCGAACCAACGATCTCATGCTCCCAAAGCACGCATAATAGGCCTGACTATACGACACTGAGTAAAGAACTTCTAAGCTATCTCCGTAGACAATAGATAGGAGCCGTGTTACATAAACGCACTCTTGCGAATGCGTATAATAAAGCACACTAATTACTCTCCTAAGACATCGTCCACTTTTATTCTGGGTGGGACCTAGTTGCCGACTAATGTACTTTATTATAACAAGTATTTTCTGTTCACATAAGAACATGCCATCCACTTGTCCGCCCGTTTACAAACTATCTTTAATGTGCCTTGTTGGACCTCGTTTCCGAGACACATAAAACAAAAAACCCTAAGTCTTTCGATCTTAGGGTTCTTAATTAAAATTCACTTATATTATATATAAACTCTAATTAAGATCCCCTGAGATACTATTCGGTGTGCGATCATTGCCTAATGTCTCAATCGCTGACCAATAAGACATCGTGGCAAGTGCGCAGACTTGTTTTGATATTTTAAATTGATGTAGCTGGTTAAACATTTTGCTTTCGCATTCCTTTAATTAATTTCTTACTATAAAAACTATTATACAGTCTATTTATTAGCCTGTCAACCTGTTTGTTAATTTATTTATGTCTTATCTAAATTATGTGTATATTATATGTTCTTTTTGATCAGTTGTCAACAACAGTAAATCAAAATCGAATCATTGTTCCCACATTTAAATGATATGTAATAGGATCACAAGCAAAAAAATTAAACTTTATACACCCGTTACGGTTCCATACTAACGATTTTTTTGGATATAATTGATTATACTCTGCGAATGATCTTGATGTTGCACTAGACCTGTCAGGGAAATATACAGCTAAATCTTCAAGATTTTTAAAATTAAACCTAATTCCCATCAGTGACATCCCAACAAGTTCGATTGTTTTATCTTCGACAATACTGCCAAATGAATCAAACTTAGTGTCATTAGTATAATCTTTACCAGTTAATGTTAACATAACAATAGCTGGCATCGTTGTATGCAAACTAACAGTTTCTATACCATTGTTTTTAACAGAATGTAATTCTATCAGATTTCCAGCTTGATCAAATGCATCTAACTGAAATTTACCATTACATTCAGAGTGTTTTAACTGTAGGTCTAAACAAAAGATCGTACGTTGAATCCGCATTCTTTAATTACCTTTATAAGTTCGTAAGCATGTTCTTTCCTAGCATATTCTTTTTCTGAAAAGATTTGCGCATCCATAGTTTTTTCTAATTCCGTGCCAGGCAAAATAATGGGCACAGTTACCTGTACCTGTTTGATTGGGTCATTGGCAAGGTGTTTACGATCTATAAACCATTGTTTAGCTGCTGTATAATCTTCAACGGTTTCTGTAGGATATGCAGCAATTAACAAAAAATTCATTTCGATCTGATATTTTTTGCACATACTCAGATGGTATTCAAGATCATCATTATCAAAATTTTTGCCAAGTTTTTTTCTAACATCAGAAATTATGCTTTCTACTCCGCATATTAAAAACCCATTGGATTCTTTAATTAGCTGATAAAGTTTTTCTTTATGGTGAATAGTTGGTCTGATAATAAATGAGCCAATCCAATGTATCTGCTCGTTAGCATTGTCAACATTTTTTTTATTATAGTCAGAAATCATTGTTACTAATTTTTTAAACTCTCTAAGATTTCCATTGGAAATACTACTACTAAATTGAAATCTATATATCTTATAGATTCTAATATAATCTAAAATTTGATTATATATTGTGTCTGCGGAACGATATTGAAATTTATTCCAAAAGGAAATAACATCACAAAACTCACAATTTTGCACACACCCACGACTATCAATTATTGGAAGTAGGGGGTATTTGTAATGAAAAAAAGTATAATCCGAATAGTCCGGAGTTGGTAAGGAATCAAAAGACTCTACAGATTTCCATATTGTTGAATTTATACCAGGATATGTTAAATTACCTTTAGCATATTCTACAAAGGATGTATCCCCGTCTCCAACAATATAATCATCGATTAGACCAAGCTGTTTTAACCGATCAGGATATTTAAAAAAAGAATTCTCTAATGTTTGTAATCCAGGTCCGCCGATGACAATTTTGCTTTGGGGTGAATGATGCTTAAGACTTGCGCACAACCAAGCAGTAAATGTCTGGCAATTAAATGAAAATAATGAAAGCCCAATGATATCAGGCTTGTGCGCAAGTATTGTGTGTACATAGAAGTCAATCATCCTAGTTAATTCATCTACAATCTCTTGGTTAATTTCTTGAAAATAAAAGAACTTTAAAAATAATTGTCTATTGGGATGATGCTGTATTTTATTAAATATTTCAATATTCAAATCGATCGCAACACATTCAAATCCGTGTTTTACTAAACTTGATTTGAGCACCGCTGGAGCAGCTAGAGGAGTGTCTTCGTCAACGAACGGAACAGTTGCTATTACAATTTTTGGGTTTAATTTATTCAATTTAAATTATCATTTATAATAATACCTTATTATTTATATACGCATTTTGTTTAGATAAAATAAAAGCCCGTAAGGGCTTTTATCTTATAATAGACACCAAAATAAACTGCGGCAGTAGTTTACATAGTCATCATATTCGCTAGCGTACATTATAGCTTACCAACTAGATCCAAGCTAGGTGCTAGTGTAGCACTTCCTTCTTGCCATTTAGCTGGACATACTTCACCTGGATGTTCACGTGTGTATTTTGCCGCTTTTACTTTACGCAATAGTTCTCGAGCATCACGACCAACGCCACCTGGATTGATCTCAATGATCTGTACTACACCATCTGGGTCGATAACAAATGTGCCGCGGTCAGCTAAGCCTTCGCTTTCAATTAATACACCAAATTGTTTTGCTAACTGATGGTTAGCATCGCCAATCATTGTGTAGGTGATGTTACGGATTGTGTCTGTAGCATCTGCCCATGCTTTGTGTACAAAGTGTGTGTCTGTGCTTACGCTGTATACTTCAACTCCCAAGGCTTTGAAATCACTTGTGTAGACTTCTTGTAAATCTGCTAACTCTGTCGGGCAGACAAATGTAAAGTCTGCTGGGTAAAAGAATACTATGCTCCAACGACCTGTTAAATCTTGCTCTGTTACTTCTACAAACTTACCCTGTTGGTATGCTTGTGCTTTAAATGCTTCTACTTGTTTTCCGATTAAACTCATTTACTTCTCCTTATTAAATTGTTAATGTACATATATTATATATTAAAATTTTTAATAAAAAAAGCCCAATTAATAGGTTTTTTTAATTGTATTTTTAAATGGTCGCAATAAGTTTTGTTTATAGGTTATGAAGTAACAATGATAAATAACTGTATGAAACATATACATCACATCTTACCTCAATACCTAGGCGGCACTGACGATCCTAGTAACCTAATAGAACTTACTGTAGAAGCTCACGCAGAAGCGCATCGCTTATTATACGAGCAACACGGCAATTGGCAAGACTATTGTGCGTGGCAAGCATTGTCCGGACGTATTGGGCAAGAAGAAATATTAAGGATGAAACAAGGTATGGCTAATAAAGGTAAGAAACGCACCGATGAACAACGGGCTAGGTATAAAGAGGCAGCTCGTAAACGAGTCGAAAGACATCGCGCAGATGGTACACTAGAAGCTGCTAATAAGAAACGTTCAGAATCGCATAAAGGCAAAGTGAAATCAGAAGAACATATTGCTAATTGGTCTGCTAGTCGTAAAGGGCATGCTGTATCTGAAGAAACACGAGAAAAAATAAGAAAGACATTAGCAGAAACTAGAGCCAATAAAAAAGCTCTATAAAAGAGCTTTTATTATTACGGGTTAAATCTTAACGATTCATGATATAAGCTGTAATTTCAAAACCGAAACGCATTTCTGTTGCTGCTGGTGTAGTCCACATAATAATTCTCCTAGTTAAAAGTCTAAAACAACGTTGTGTTGTTACTAGTACTTATAACTATAATAGCACCGAAAACCACCATTTAACATACGTAAAATCATTAAAGACTAGTAATTTTCTTGCAATTACTCATTGAATTGTGGCAAGTGTATACTCGTAAAAAAGCCCACCGAAGTGGGCTTTTTATTCAACTACAGATTAAAGACTGAACACGCTTAATGCACCGCCACCAGGAGCAGCGTTGTATTTTGTCAATTCAGCATAACCACCAGCTGCACCAAGTGCATCTGTTGGGTTAGTCATACCAAGGTTCATAGCTACACCAGCCCAGCCACCAATACCTGATAATACACCAACGTATTGTTTGCCTTTGTGGCCGTATGTGAATGCATTACCAATCACGCCAGAACCAACTTGGAATTTCCATAGTTCTTTACCTGATGATGCATCTACAGCTTTAAACCAACGATCTAAAGTACCGAAGAATACTAAGTTTGAAGCAGTTGTTAAAGCACCACCCCAAGCAGAGAATTTCTCTTTGTTGTACCAAACTTTTTTGTTTGTCATTGGATCGTAAGCACCGAAACCACCCATTACACCGTCTGGACCTGGGAACATGGTCAATGTAGCACCAACCCATGGTTGACCTGCAACGTATTTAGACTCAACTGGCTCGTATGTCATACATACGTGGTTCAATGGAGTGTAAATTAAACCAGTTTTTGGTGAGTACGCAGCTGGTTGTTGGTCTTTAGTACCCAAAGCAGCTGGACAAACGCCTTTTGCATTGTAATCTTGGTGAGTTGAAGCAGTAGCCAATTTGTTAGGCACGCCTGTTTTCAAATCAACACCAGTTGCCCAGTTAACGAATGGGTGTACTTTTTCTGCAGCAACTAATTTACCGTTACCAGCATTCCAAGTGTAAGCAAAACCGTTACGGTCATGGTGCCATGCGTATGTTTTACCACCTTTGTCGAACAAGATTACTTCGTTAATACCATCGTAATCCCACTCATCGTGTGGAGTCATTTGCATACCCCATTTTGCAACGCCAGTGTCTAAGTCACGAGCGAAAACAGTCATAGACCATTTGTTGTCGCCTGGACGTACATCTGGGTTCCAAACTGATGGGTTACCTGTTCCGTAGTAAACCAAGTTTGTACGAGCATCATACGGCCACCAGCCCCATACAGAGCCACCACCATGTTGCCAACCATCTTTAACTGCTTGTGGTTTCAACCATGTACGTGTGCCTAACTCTTTTTGACCAATTACTAATTTGTCATTAGGGATAGTGTTGAAAGAACCACCTAATTTGTTACCACCGTTTACGTCTTGGTAAACTGATAGTGCGCTGTACTCAGGTGTATCTTTGTTGAAGCCTTCGCCGATTAACATTTCAGCATCAGGACCTGTTGAGTAGGCTTTCCATGCTAAAGAACCGTCTTTTAAGTTGTAAGCTGCGATAAAGCAACGTACGCCGAACTCAGCACCTGAACAACCTGTCAATACTTTATCTTTAATTACGTGTGGAGCGTTAGTGTTAGTAGCACCCACTTTTGGATCGTTG